TTATCGAGGGATCGCTCGTCGGAAGAAGACAAGGGCTTGAAGATACCCAAAAGGTATCAAGTAAAGAATCGCAGTTTGGGGGTGGCTGAGGAATTAAAAGAAGCGGAAGAAGAGCTTATGGAACAGATTAAACCTGTCTTAAAAAGAGACGGTTTTTCCCAAGCGCATATTGAGGCCGCTTTTGGTCCGGAAGAAGAAACCTTTTTCCGCGGGCTATTTCGGTCGATCTTAGGAGTAATAGACTAATGGCTGAAGAGCGTAACGGCTTTCAAAGCAGCTTAATGGAAACCAGTGTTCCTTCTGAGTTGGACCCAGACGTCCTGGCTGCCGAAATCGAGTTGGAGCTTCCGGGGACTTTGGAAAACGCTTCGTATGAGTTAGAGGACGAAGACGAAGGCCCCATTGAAGTTGTGGCTTTAGAAGACGGCAGCGTCGAGGTGGACTTTGATCCGTCGGACGAGCGGGGCGAATCCGATGATTTCTACGCCAACTTGGCAGAAGAAATACCGGATCGTGAACTAGGTCGTATTTCCAGCGAGCTTTCTGGGGATTTTGATTCTAATAAGGCGAGCAGGCAGGAATGGGAGGAAGCTTATGCGGATGGTTTGGACCTTCTGGGCTTCACTTACAACGAGCGTACGCAACCGTTTAGGGGCGCTTCGGGCGTCACTCATCCGCTTTTGGCGGAGGCTGCAACGCAATTTCAAGCTCAAGCGTTTAACGAATTGTTACCTTCTTCGGGCCCTGTCCGAACTGTGGTCATGGGTAACGAAACTCGTGAGAAAGTTGCGCAAGCTAGGCGCGTAAAGACTTTCATGAACTATTACATCACGAGTGTGATGGAAGAATATACGCCTGATATGGATCAAATGTTGTTCTACCTGCCTTTGGCGGGTTCAACGTTTAAAAAGACGTATTATGACGAAACGTTAGGTCGCGCGGTTTCTAAGTTTGTCCCGTCGGAGAACCTTGTCGTTCCTTACGAGACGTCTGATTTGGATACATGTCCTAACATTACGCAGGTTGTTCGAATGTCTTTGAACGATTTGCGTAAAAACCAAGTTGCGGGTTTCTATCGTGACGTTGAAGTAAGCCCTGCACAGCAAAACACTTCAGGCGTGGGTCAAGAAATTGATAGAATTGAGGGTTTTGAGCCCAATCAAGTAGACTACGACTGCACTCTTTTGGAGTGTCATGTCGATTTGGACTTGGAAGGTTACGAAGACCTTGACGAAGACGGCGAACCCACCGGAATTAAAGTTCCGTACATCGTAACGTTGTCTCAGGATAACGGAGAGGTGTTGTCTGTTAGGCGGAACTACCAAGAAGATGACACTTTAAAACGTAAAATACAGTATTTTACGCACTATAAGTTCCTTCCGGGCTTCGGCTTTTACGGCCTGGGCCTAATTCACACGATTGGTGGTTTGTCAAGAACGGCAACGTCGGCGTTACGCCAGTTAATTGATGCTGGGACCCTTTCAAACCTCCCCGCGGGTTTCAAAGCGCGTGGTTTGCGCATTCGGGACGATGACGATCCGCTTCAGCCCGGAGAGTTCCGGGACGTGGATGCTCCGGGGGGCGCGATCCGAGATAGTTTGATGCCGCTTCCGTTTAAGGGTCCGGATCAGACGTTATTCAATCTTTTAGGTTTTGTGGTTCAAGCTGGTCAGCGGTTTGCTACGATAACCGATTTAAAGGTTGGAGACGGCAACGATCAAGCTGCGGTAGGTACTACCATGGCGATGCTGGAGCAGGGCTCTAGGGTCATGAGCGCCGTTCACAAGCGCCTTCACTATGCTATGCGCCAAGAGTTTAAGATTTTGGCTCGTGTGATGTCGGAAAGCCTGCCGCAAGAATATCCTTATGCCGTGGCGGGCGACGACCAATCGGTTATGGCTCAAGACTTTGATGACCGCGTGGACGTAATTCCTGTGAGCAATCCGAATGTATTTAGTCAGGCTCAAAGGATTGTCTTGGCTCAGACAAAGATGCAATTGGCGTCACAGGCCCCGGAAATTCACAACATGCACGAAGTGTATCGTGACATGTACGAGGCTTTAGGCGTATCGGACGTAGATCGTTTAATGAAATCTATTCCGGCGGAAATTCCCGAACCGTTGGACCCGGCTCAAGAAAACATCAACGCTTTAGATATGTTGCCGTTGAAAGCTTTTGAAGGTCAGAACCATCAAGCTCACATCACCTCGCATTTAATTTTTGCGAGCAGTGCCTTGGTTGGTCAAGCACCCCCGATAGCTATGAGCCTACAGAAACATATTATGGAGCATGTGCGGATTGCAGCGAGCGAGAGGTCTGTGTCTCAGTACATGCAGCAAGTTCAACAGCGCGGTGGTCAGGTTGCAAACGAAGACGAGATGCTACAGATAGAGCAGCAAACGGCTCAATTTATTGCAGAAGGTTTGCAGCAAGTAAAAGAACTTTCTGGTCAGCTTTCCGGGGCTGGTGCTCCGGACCCTGTGGTTCAGCTTAAGGAGAAAGAGCTGGAACTTCGGGCGCAGTCCGACCAGACGGATGCGCAAATCGACCAAGGCAAGTTACAATTAGATCAGCAGACCGCCGAAATGCGAGCACAACAGTTCCAAGAGCGGATTGCAGCGCAGGAGCGTCAAACGCAGGCCCGCATTGATGCGGCAATGGAACGAGAAATTTTGAAACAACAACCTGATGGTGGAGGTATGCCACAATGAAAAAACGCACAGTTCGAGTAAACGGATCGGCCCCTAAAGACCCCCCTAAAGCGGTGCCGTATGCCGACATTAAAGGTCAAGGCCGCATTCCTTACGGAAAGACCGCAGAGGCTCCTATGTTGGGCGATACGCGTAAGGTTATGACTGTCCGTGGTGCAGGTGCTGCCATAAAAGGCAAGAGCTACATTAGCTGTTAGCTCGCACTAGGTTTTTGGAGAAGGCCGATGGGTGAATTAGATTTACGTCTAATACTCACGCTGGCAGGCATGGGCGTGTCGGTGGTCAGCGCTGCTGTGATCGTCAAGACGAAATTGGCGGCGGTGATTGAAACGTTATCCGACATTGAATCCAGGCTGCGGAAATTGGATTCAACGGTGGATCGCCAGCAGGCTCATATGGAGGTTGCTAGCCAAAAACTGAGCGTTTTGAGCGGAATGCTGGCTCCAGATAAGATGGAAGTTCGAGCCAGAGAGGTCGCCACGATGCAGGCTGAAATCTCGGGTCTGAATAGTTCAGTATCGAAGCTTTTGGCAATGCACAATGGCAAGCACCCCCCTTTAAACCAATAAATCAACCACTTAGCGTCAACAGGAGATCAAAATGCTTTCAGCGCTAATCGGTCCAATCACCGGATTGTTGGACAAAGTAATCCCGGACGCCGACACTAAAGCCAAGATCGCTCATGAGTTGGCCACCATGTCAGAGCGACATAGCCAACAGGCACTTCTCCAACAAATTGAAGTCCTAAAGGCGGATGCTAGGGGAAATTGGTTCCAGGCGTCTTGGCGACCCTTGGCGGGCTATGTGGCGGTGTCCGGCATGGCGGTGAATTTTCTGGTCAGCCCCATTGCTGCGGGTTTTGGAGTGTCGATTCCACAGGCCGATATGAGCGTCATGATGCCCCTTCTTTTGGGGATGCTCGGAATTGGGGGAATGAGGAGCTTCGACAAGGTCAAGAAAACTGACACCAAGGTGATTAGCTAATGGTTGCCCGAGCAGCAATTGGTTCTTTGGCCCGTCCGCCGAAGATCAAACACGTCACCAGCATTGGTCAAAGTTTCCGTTCTTTCCCTAAGAACAAACACAAAAGGAAAAATTGGAAAAAATATAGAGGGCAGGGTCGATGAGCAGTCACAATTGGGTACTTTCTGCGCGTTCTAGGGAACGTTTGTTGGGGGTTAAGCCGGAACTTTCGGACACGGTAAAGCGCGCTTTGGAACTAAGCCCCATTGATTTTGGTGTTACCGAGGGCAAACGGTCCATCGAGCGTCAGAAAGAGCTCGTGGCGCGAGGTTTAAGTCAGACCATGAACTCTAAGCACTTGTCGGGTAATGCTGTAGACCTCGTGGCTTACCTGTCGGGACGAGTTTGTTGGGAGATGTCGGCGTACGATGAGCTTGCAGACGCCATGAAACAGGCCGCTAAGGAGACGGGGGTTGCTGTTCGTTGGGGCGGTGCGTGGCAGGTTCGGGATATACGTCTGCACGAAGGTACTATGGAAGATGCTATGAACGCCTACATTGACCTGCGTAGGTCAGAAGGTCGTAGACCCTTCCTTGACGGCCCTCATTTCGAACTTAGTTGAGGGCTTTAAAGAGGATATAACCCATAAAAACACATTTCCTCCTAGCAAGTCTTATAAAGTTGTGTTAAATATGGTTTAGTATACCGCAAGTAAAGGAGTTATCCCATAGATATATCTGTAACAGAATCGGTGCTTCGTATTTTAAAAGACCGGCGAGAAGGCTGCATTTCTTACATGTCGGCCGGTAATTTAAAATCTATGGAGCACTATCGTGAGCTTATGGGCAACCTAGATTGCCTTACTCATGTGGAACAGGAACTCAAGGGCCTGCTAGAAAAACAGGAGCGATACGATGACTAAAATAGATTTAACCAAAATAGCAAAAAGACTTTCCGAGCCAGAAGTCCCAAAAAAAGCCAATTTGGCGGACGTCTATGTGGAAAGTCCTCGTCTTGACCCGGATAAAATTGGCGAAAGCCTGCTGGATCGAATGCCTAAACCCACGGGGTGGCGCATTTTAATTCTTCCGTATCAAGGAAAGGCCAAGACGGCTGGCGGTGTGTTTCTTCCGGGCTCTGTTCAGGAAAAAAGCCAAATATCCACGCAAGCGGGATACGTCTTAAAACTGGGGCCGTTGGCATACAAGGACTCCGAAAAATTCCCAGACGGGCCGTGGTGCCAAGAAAAACAATGGATCATGTTTGCTCGTTATGCGGGTTCTCGTTTTGAGATTGATGGTGGAGAAGTTCGCATCTTAAACGATGACGAAGTTCTAGCGTCAATTCTTGATCCCGAAGACATTCATCATCTGTAAGGTATTTTTTTATGTCTCAAGACACTAACACGGTCGAATTAGACGTGGGCGACGCGGAAGAGACCGAAATCGAAATTTCCGAAAACAAAACCGAGGAAGAAAACTCTCCTCGGGTTGAGGATTCTTCGGAAAATTTTGAACGTGCAGAAACGGCAACCCAAAAAAGGATTGACCGCCTAACCAAAAAAATGCGGGAAGCGGAACGTCGCGAACAAGAAGCTGTTCGTTACGCTCACGCCGTTCAGAGCGAAGCCACTCAGCTAAAAAGCCAAGTAGAGGCTTTGGACACAAACTATGTTTCGGAATACTCTAACCGAGTTACGTCTGAAATGGAGCGCGTGGAAGAACAACTGGCTCGGTCCATAGAGTTGGGTGATTCCGCAGCCACCGTAGAGGCTCAACGAAAGCTTACGTCTTTAGCGATTCAAGCAGATCGCGCGGCGCAGGCGAAGCTTCAACAAGAAAACTCGCGAAACCAAGCTTTTGCGGCGCAACAATATCAACAGCAACAGCCGCAACAGCAACAGCCGCAAGCGGCAGCCGTAAAAAGTCCTGACGCAAAAGCGGAACAGTGGGCGCTTAGGAACTCGTGGTTTGGTCAAGACGAAGCAATGACTTATGCCGCGTTTGGAATACACAAATCCCTTGTAGAAAATGAGGGGTTTGACCCAAGCGGTTCAGAGTATTACACTGAGTTAGATCGTCGTATCGCTGATAAATTTGGCGGCGGCGCAAAAACCTCCAGCAGGCGGCCCGCTCAAACGGTTGCTGGTGCTTCGCGAACACCAAATGGGCGCACAGGAAAGAAGGTTCGACTCACCCCGAGCCAAGTGGCAATAGCCAAAAAATTGGGTGTGCCGTTAGAAGAATACGCGAAATACGTGAAGGATTAAGAACATGGCCGAGCAAGAAGAATTTTCTGTAGGTTCGTCCGTGGACCGCACTCCTCGCGCAAAAAAAACTCGGGAGAAGAAGGCTATGCGTAAGCCTTGGGCTCCCCCGTCTATGCTCGATTCACCGCCCGCACCGGATGGTTTTAGGCATCGTTGGATTCGCGCCGAAACGCGTGGTTTTGACGATACTAAAAACGTCAGTTCTAAACTCCGGGAAGGTTGGGAACTTGTCCGTAAGGATGAGCACCCTGACTTTGAAGCCCCGGTAGTTGATTCGGGAAAATACGAAGGTGTGTTCGGCGTCGGCGGCTTGCTTCTCGCACGGATTCCGGAAGAGACCATTCAAGAGCGCACCGAATACTTCGGTAATCGTAACCGCGATCAAATGAATGCTGTTGACCACGACATGATGCGCGAGAACGCACATTCCTCCATGCGGATCAGCAATGCTGATCGGCAATCTCGTGTAACCTTCGGCGGCCCTAAATAACAGGTCCGCCCCTTTAGGAGAACAACCAATGGCAAATCAAAGCACTGCCTACGGTCTTCGCCCTATTGGGATGGTTGGCAGCGGTGTAAATTCTACTGGCGTTACTCAGTACGAAATTGCTTCCAACAACACTAACGCTATTTTTCAATACAGCATCTGCGTGCCTCTGGCGGCCGGTGTTATTGACCAAGCGGGTGCCACTTCAGGCGGCACCACACAAGCGTTGGGCGTCCTTATGGGTGTGGAATACGTGGATTCGGTTTCTAAGAAACCAGTCTTTATCAATTATTGGCCCGGCTCCGGCTCGGTTAGTGTTGATACCAACCACCCGGTTAAGGCTTTTGTGGCCGATAACCCCGATCAGCTTTTCAAAGTTGCTTCAGATGCGTCCCTTACGGACCGTGCTACGGCTCTTGCGGCGGTATTCGCCAATGCGTCCTTGGGCACGTCGGCTCGTACGGGTTCGACGGACACTGGCTCGTCTAACAGCGCGCTTAGTGTTTCTTCCGTAGCGACGACAGCAACGCTACCGCTTCGAGTTGTCGGCATCATGGACGATGCTGCAAACTCCGATTATGCGGCAGCGGGTATTCCGCTGATCGTTCGTCTAAACGCGCACTTTAACGCTGGTTCTCGGAGGTTTGATTCTCAAACCACCGCAGATTCCACCGGCATTTAAGGAGGGCTAAGAAATGGCTATTTCTCGCGCACAACTTGCGAAAGAGCTTGAGCCCGGCCTTAATGCGCTGTTTGGTCTTGAGTATGATCGTTACGAAAACGAGCACGCTGAAATCTTCGAGGAGGAGTCTTCGGACCGCGCCTTTGAAGAAGAAGTGATGCTTGGTGGTTTCTCCACGGCACCTGTTAAGAGTGAAGGCAACGCCATCACTTTTGATGATGCTCAGGAAACGTATACCGCTCGGTACACGCACGAAACCATTGCGCTGGCATTTTCGGTTACTGAGGAGGCTGTTGAAGACAACCTCTATGACCGTCTTGCCTCGCGTTACACCAAGGCTCTGGCCCGCTCTATGGCTCAGACCAAGCAGATTAAAGCGGCTGCCATCCTGAACAATGCGTTCACGGCGGGTGCTTCTGCAATTGGTGACGGCGCAGCGCTTTGCTCCACGGCGCACCCAAGTCTTTCTGGCAATCAACGTAACCTTCTTTCCAAGTCTTTCTGGCAATCAACGTAACCTTCTTTCCACGGCGGCTGATCTTAACGAGACGTCCCTGGAACAGATGCTTATTGATATTGCGGGTCTGACGGACGAACGTGGTCTGAAGATTGCTGTTCGCGGTATGAAGCTCATTATTCCAAAAGAGCTTCAGTTCATTGCGGAACGAGTTATCAACTCGAACCTTCGCTCTGGTACTGCCGACAACGACCTTAATGCCATGAAGACCATGGGTATGCTTCCTGACGGCGCGGTAGTTAATCACTTCCTCGTTGATACGGACGCATTCTTCATTAAGACCGACGCTCCAAACGGTTTCAAATACTTCAATCGCTCTCCGATTAAGACGGCGATGGAAGGTGATTTTGACACCGGCAACATGCGTTTCAAAGCGCGTGAGCGTTACAGCTTCGGTGTTTCCGATTGGCGTTCTGTGTTCGGTACTCCCGGCGCAGCGTAAAACGACAGGTTTTACCTGCCGTCGAGAAGGGGCTTCCCGAAAAGGGGGGGCCCCTTCTTTTTTGTTTACTTTCTTGTTAGAATGACACTTGTGGGCATTAAAAAAGCTTTGCAGACAGGTCCCTGCCCTCCTGACGTTGCACAGACTGCAAGGCAAACCCTTGTGCATGAGGTGAAGATATGGCTTCGACAACGTTTTCTGGTCCAGTCCGTTCTGAGAACGGATTTCAGACAGTTTCCAAAAACGCGACTACCGGTACTATTACGGTCACCAGCGGCAGCAAAATGGCCGTGGAGGCCGAAGCTGGTGCGGGTATTGAAGGCACCGCGGAAACTTACATCACGCAGGTGGAGCGCTTTAAAAGCGACGTAGACACTAACGTCAACCTCGTTAAAACCACTATTATGCTAGACCTTACCGGTCTTCAGTCCACCGCCGCCGGTGACATTATCGGCAAGAACGGCTCGGGCGTAGCATACTTGGGTCAGGTTACGACGGCCAATTCGGGTGTTGTCTTTGGCGTTACGATGGAGTGTTTTGAAGCTCCGGCGGGCGGCGACCCAGACATTGACCTCTATTCTGCCACGGAAGCAACTGGCGTTGAGGACAGCCCGATCAGTGATCTAACGGAAACACTGATTATCAACGCAGGTGATGCCGCTGTCGGTACGCGTGTGGCGGGCGGTACTATTGCTGCCGACCAGTACCTGTATTTGGTCGCAGGGTCTACTACGGACGCTGCATATACGGCGGGCCGTCTGGTAATCACCATCTTGGGCTATGACGTAGCCTCGTAAGGAGTGAGTTATGGCAGATACCGTTGCGTCTCAAATTATTGAAGACGGACCGAAATACGCGGTAATAAAGCTTACCAACATTTCGGACGGCACGGGCGAAAGCGACGTGGTAAAAGTAGACGTGTCTGCTCTGGAAAATAGCGCAGATGGCGACGCCTGTTCGGGCGTCGTCATCGAGCGGATTTGGTGGCAGTGTATCGGTATGAAAGTGCAGATACTGTGGAATGCCACTACCAACTTGTTCTGTATTGAATTAGGTGAAAACCAGAGCGGGTCTCACGATTACACGGTGTTCGGCGGACTTACCAACAACTCGGGTTCCGGCAAAAACGGCGACGTTTTGTTTACTACGGTTGGGGCGACTTCGGCGGATACTTACACGGTTATTTTGTATCTCCGTAAAAAGTTCGGTTAAACTGTTTAAAGGTTGGGGCGCGGCTAGGATAAGACAGGCGCGCTCCTTCCCTTAAACAAACGGAGGTAAAACTCTAATGGCCACTACAAAAAACGTTACGCGGACGCCCTCCGGCCGAATAAAATACCGAGGTGAAACATTCGCGGGTTTTAACAAGCCGAAACGAACGCCGGGTAAAAACAAAAAAAGCGCTGTTCTTGCCAAAAAAGGCTCTGAAATTAAGTTGGTTCGTTTTGGCGACCCAAAGATGTCCATCAAAAAAGATCAGCCCAAACGTCGAAGCAATTTCCGGGCTCGCCATTCTTGTGATACCGCGAAAGACAAATTTTCCGCTAGGTATTGGTCCTGCAAAGCTTGGTAAAGTTGTATGGAGTAGGGAATGGCCTATTCGCGCAAGTCTAAAAAATCTTCTTCAAAAAGCAAAGGAAGCAAGATATGCCCGGCAGGCAAAGCCTGGGCAGAGCGTACCTTTGACACATACCCTTCCGCGTATGCGAATATGGCGGCCTCAAAATATTGTAAGGACCCCAACTACGCCAAAAAGGCGAAGGGTAAAAAAAGTGGGTGAACTAAAAAAATGGCGCGACCAAGATTGGGTTAGAATAGGCACGGACGGTAAAATCAAAGGTGCCTGCGGGACGTCTAAAAACAAAAAGAACCCTGACCGGTGCTTGCCCCGCAGCAAAGCGAAGAGCCTCACTCAATCGGAGCGCGCCGCCACAGCTCGTAAAAAGAAAAAGGGAGGCGCAGGGGGGGAAAAAGTTGTTCCCAACACAAAACGCGCAAAAGTAAAAAACATGGCACAGGGTGGCGTTGTTGCGCGGGGTTGCGGGGCGATTATGAACAATCGCCGCAAAGTAACGAAGGGCTCTGTAAGGCAATCATGACCTTAGCTTTTTTGACACCTTCTTTGGATACGGAACAAGCGGTGCATCAAGAGCTTCTAGATTGGTCTTCCGATGTTTTGTCAAAAGCTAGTCCTCACTTTAATGACCTTCCACCGTGCCCTTACGCTCAACAAGCTTGGCTATCCGACAGTGTTTCTGTCATGTTTAAATACGAAAACAACAAGCAATGTCTATACAGCGCGATTTCCCGGTTTGACGATTTGTTTGACCTCGCCATAATTGTAGACTTTAAATTTGACGAAGACCCCAAAGTTTTTCACGATTATCTCGATCAAATGAACGACGTCATTTCTGAGGGCATGTTCATAGACAAGGACATGTGGGTTATGGGTTTTCATCCACATGACGAGGAAAGCGAATTTGTGCAGGACGTGGACTTTGAACCACGCCTAGCAACAGAATATGCGATGATTTTTGTTCAACGCTTATCTAAGTTACAACAGGCAGCAGACAAGCTGGATAAAAAAGGTTATTATAACGTATACGACGATCAATATAACGCCCGTGAAATCTATGAAAAGCGGGACCGTTTTCACAGGAGACTAGAAAATGGCTATGAAACCTAGGCGTTTTAATGGAGGCGGGTCCGTAAGCGGGTCTGAAGGCTCGCGGGTTAACATAGGAGCGGGAGCTAAGGGCTCAACTAGGGGTGCGCCCGATTCTGATATGGGTCCCCGGATTAAGAGGGCCAATAAGCGTCCGAAGCTACCCGATGGCGCGTTTGACCCCACGAAAGGCCCGAAGCCGAAGAAGATGCGTGGCGGCGGCATGGTTAAGAAGAAGCCTGTGCAAAAGATGCGTGGCGGCGGCATGGTTAAGAAGATGCGCGGCGGCGGCATGGTTAAGAAGAAATAAGATGGCCACTTCGGGAAGCACAGATTTTGAGTTAGACGTCGCTGATTATGTAGAAGAGGCGTTTGAACGTTGTGGCGTGGAGGTTCGTACAGGTTACGATCTTAAAACGGCAAAACGTTCTCTCAATCTGTTGCTTGCAGATTGGGCTAATCGAGGCTTAAATCAATGGACCATTAAACAACGTTCGTTAACGCTGGTTGTAGGCGACGGGGAATACGATCTAGGAACAGACGTCATTGACGTGTTGTCTGTGATTGTCCGTCGGGATGGAACAGATTATTCCATGGATCGTCTGAGCCGGGACGAATACCTTACTATTCCTACCAAAACCACGCAGGGCCGCCCTAATCAATTCTTTTTAGACCGTCAGCTCACGCCAAATTTAAAGATTTGGCCGACTCCGGAAAACACCTCGGATGCTGTGATTTACGATGCGCTCACTCGTATGGATGACGCGGATGTTTACACAAATACCATGGATATGCCCTTTCGTTTTTATCCGTGTTTAGCCGCAGGATTGTCGTACTACTTGTCTTTGAAACGCGCTCCAGAGCGCACTCAACTCTTAAAAGCCGTATATGAGGAGGAGTTTCAACGCGCGGCCGAAGAAGATCGCGACAGGGCCTCCTTTAATGTTGCCCCGAAATATGACTATTACGGGGGCCGATAATGTCAAAGTTTGCACTGGGTAAGAACTCTTACGCCATCTGTGACCGTTCGGGATTCCGATATCCTTACAGGGTTATGCTGAAGGAGTGGAACGGTCTTTTGGTGGGCCCGGATCAATATGAGCCAAAACACCCTCAATTGGGTCCTTTTCGAAAGGTGTCTGATCCCGAGGCGCTTCGCGATGCGCGACCGGATCGTATAGAACCCCTGGATGTTTACGTGGGTTTGCCCTTAATAGAGGACCCCACCCTTCGGCCCTGCCCCGGTTTTGGTCAGGTCGGCTTAGTAACGGTGAGCACGCCATGAGTTTCACATACGATCAGCTAAAACAGGCCGTTCAAGACTACACCGAAAACGACGAAACGTCTTTCGTTAACAATCTTCCGGTGTTTATCCGTCAGGCCGAAGAGCGCATTCTTAAAAGCGTGCAATTGAGCTTTTTTCGCAAGAACGTGACGGGGAACATGACCTCGTCCAATAAATATTTGGCCGTTCCCAGCGATTTTTTGGCTCCTTTTTCGCTTTCGTTTGTAGATTCAAACAGTGACCACGTCTTTTTGGATTTTAAAGACGTAGATTTTGTTCAGTCTTTTCACCCAAACTCCGCAACAACCGGAAACCCTCGGTATTATGCTGTTTTTGACGTGGACAACTTCGTTTTAGGTCCTACTCCGGACTCCGCCTACGCCGTGGAATTACACTATTTCTACAGGCCCGCCAGCTTGACAGCAGGGTCCGGTTCGGGAACTACGTGGTTAAGCGAAAATGCAGAATTAACCCTTTTGTATGGAACCTTGATTGAGGCATATATCTATATGAAAGGTGAACCGGACATTATGGCTCAATACGAAAAACGGTTTGTAGAAGCAATTCAGGGCCTAAAAATGTTTGGGGAAGCCAAAGAGGTTACCGACGAATATAGGACCGGAAAGGTGATTAGGCCCAAACAATGACGGTAGGAACTATGCAGCTAAATCGCGGTTTTCATGTTGAAGTTAAAACCACGTCTCATCGCGGTTTTGACCCGGAAGAAATAGCCGAAATGGCGGCGGACAAAATTATTTCTATTTCTGACGAAGCTGATCCGGTCATCCGGGACCAAGCTAAAGCGTTTCGTGAGAAGATAACGTCGGTTTTAGCTTTCTACATGCGTCAAGCGGTAAAAAGTGATAGAACTACCGTATACAACGCGTTGAATGACGCAGGCCATAAAGATTTGGCCGAAATGATAAGGAGAATGTGATATGGCCTTTTCGGGTAATTTCATGTGCACCAGTTTTAAGAAAGAACTTTTGGAAGCCGTACACAACTTCAAAAACTCTGGTGGCAGTACCTTCAAAATTGCGCTGTATACCAACAGCGCAAGCTTCACGGCGGCCACAACCGCTTACACAACTTCGAACGAGGTTAGTGGTACTAACTACACGGCTGGCGGAAACACTTTGACGCGAGTGGACCCTTCAACTAGCGGCACCACCGCTCTCACTGATTTTGCGGATACGACTTGGAGTTCCGCCACCATAACGGCGCGCGGAGCCTTAATTTATAACGATTCTGCGTCTGGTGACCCCACTGTGGTTGTCCTTGATTTTGGATCAGATAAAGCTTCGACTTCCGGCGACTTTTCGGTTGTTTTCCCGGCCGCAGACGCAAGTAATGCCATTATCCGGATAGCCTAATGTCGGGCATTGTCGTCCCCCTTGGCGGCTGGGGCCGCTCTGGCTGGGGCGCAATGCCTTGGGGCCAAACGGACCTACCTAAAGCCACCGGCTCTGTAGGTTCTGTTTCGGTCACGGCGGATGCTATTACCGCTGTCACGGGTGTAGCTGCCACCGGCTCTGTAGGTTCTGTTTCGGTCACGGCGGACGCTATTACCGCTGTCACGGGTGTAGCTGCCACCGGCTCTGTAGGTTCTGTTTCCGTAGGTATTTTTGTTACGGTAAACGTAACGGCACCTAGCGAGGCTCAGGGTCAGGTTGGTTTGGCAACTGCTGCGGCAAACGCGGACGTTTCCGTCACAGGCCTAACCGCCGACGGGCTCGTGAATCAGGTGCTGGTGTATGGTCAGATTGTTCCAGACCAAAATCCGGGGTATAATGAGGAAACTCCGGTTCAGACTCCGGGGTATTCAGAGGCCACTCCGGTTCAGACTCCGGGGTACTCTGCGGAAACTCCGGTTCAAACTCCGGGGTATTCAGAGGCCAGCCCCTCCCAAAACCCCGACTGGGTTCAAATTGCAGCATGAGGTGTTAAAAAATGCCAAGCACATATACGCTTAACAACGGTATTGAAATAATTGCTACCGGAGAGCAGTCGGGTACGTGGGGCGACACGACCAATACTAACTTTGAGCTGGTGGACACGTCATTAGACGGACAAGTTTCTGTAACGCTTGCAGCCACGGGAAGTTCCGGTTCTCCGAACACGTTGCCCGTTAGCGATGGGGCGGCCTCCAACGGTCGCAATCGTTTGGTTATTTTTGGCGACGGGGGAGATTTGGGGGGCACCGTTTTTGTTCAGCTTACTCCGAATGACGCCGAAAAAATTGTGTATGTTCGTAACAACCTGTCAGGCTCGCGCAGCATACTCTTGTTTCAAGGGACGTATAACTCCAGCAATGACTACGAGGTTCCCGCGGGAACGACCGCCGTTGTTTTCTTTAATGGTGCGGGCTCTGGTGCGGTAGCGGCAAACGTCTTTAACAACGCGTATTTTGACGCAATTACAACCACTACGGTGGATACCACGAACATTGAGGTTACTAACCTAAAAGCTAAGGATGGAACCGCCGCGGGTTCCATCGCAGATAGCTCCGGTGTAATCACCATTGCGTCTTCTGTGTTGACGACCACCGATATCAACGGGGGGACCGTAGACGGCATTACGTCGTTGTCTATGCCAAGTGGCACTGTAGACATTCAAGCTACGCATCCTACCGGCACCTCAAACGTCGGTTTTGGTAGCGGCACCTTTGCTAACATTGAGGCTGGTGGTACTCTTAATACGGCTATGGGTGTTAACGCCCTACAAGATTTAACTACGGGTGACAGTAACACAGCTATTGGGTATCTGGCCGCTTCTAATAGCACAACAGCAATTGGAACTACCGCAATTGGTAGAAACGCTATTGGCGTCGGCGTTCTTACTGGCAATTATAATACGGCTCTTGGCTACGCAGCAGGTCAAGATTTAACCAGCGGCACCTTTAACTTTTTTGGTGGCTACGCAGCAGGCGGTAACGCA